GTCCAGACTTGTTCCCACCGGCTTGCGCCTTGCGAACATTTGTCTGACCGCGCTCGTAAAGCATTGCGTTGCGGGCCAGTGCCACCAGTGACGCGCTGTTGATTGCGTCAACGTCCTGCGTGGAGAATCCCTTACCCAGAAGAAACTCGCGAACCTCCTTGGCTTCCTTGGCCATCGTGTTCGTGTCCTTCCACGCGGGGATAAGCTCCGGCAGTCGCTGCTCTTCAGCGGCGCGATACCGTGCCATCGACTCTTGAGCTTGGCTTTGCTGGATTGCTGCCAGTCGCTGCTGCTCCGCCTCGACAGCTTGAAGCTGTTGCTGGCGCATTTCAGCGGCCTTCTTCCACTGGCGTTCCAGTTTCATCGCCTCGGTGGGGTTCTGCTGATACAGGCTATCCCAGTCCGGCTCGTTGCTGAGTTGCTGCTCAATCTGCTGCCGGAGTGCGGGCAGGAGTTGGGCATATTGGGCGCGTTCCGCTTCGATCTCAGACTGAAATGCCTCAAACGCCTTGCGTCTTTCGGCCAGCTCCTGTGACTTCCGCGTATAGTCCTGCTGCCGCGAATACCCGTTCAGAAGCTCATCTTCCGTGACCTCGATCTCTTGGCCGTTTACCTTCACTCGGAAGGTTCGGCCCTCTTCGGGTTGGAAGTCAGTTTCGTCTTCGTAGCCTTCGCCATCATCAGGCTCCTCGGCAGCTTCCGCCTCGACGGCTTCCTCTGCTTCGGTGTTGAGGGTTTCATCCTCGGACGCATCAGCGGCTGAAGCATTTTCCTCGGGGGAGGGTGCCATCATTGCCCTGATCTGTTCTTGTGCGCTCCGCAGGTCGGTCCCCATTGGGCTGCCGGTGTCTGCCATTGCTGGTCTCCATTATATAATTAGCCCTTGCGCTGTGCAACGGCTCCGCCATCAATCAGTGATTGCAGCTTGATGCGGAGCGCGTCCACGCCAGCCAGTCGGGCGTGGAGCATGATAAGCTCCGTTGTGTTTCCCGCATTTGCTGCTCGGAACGCCTCGAATATCTCGGCCTCCATTTCGACGAGGAAGCGGGACAAATCCCCGTCGTCCTTGAGGCGGGCCGCAGCCCGCGCATCTGTGATGATCTGGTCCGTAGTCTTACTGGCCACTCACGGCACCCTTGATTAGATCGGACTGGGCCTTGAACGTCTCGCGATCCAGCGCCGTCTCGCGCTTGATCTCCTCGACGCGGAGTTGGGTGCCATACTTGGCCTTGAACTCCTCGGCGGTGACGTAGAGGTCCATCTCCATCTTGTCGCGGGAGAGGTTGTCCTCCATCATCATCTTCTCGCGCTGAAGTTGAAGCTCTGCGGCCTTCTTCTGCATATCCGCCTGTATCTGCTGGATTTGCACGGCGATCAGTTGCTCGTTGATGTCGGGCTGCTTCGGCTCCTGCGGCGGCGGCTGAAACTGCGCCGGATCGCTCCAGAAGCGGTCAGCGTCCTTGAAGCCCGCGAGCTTGGTCATCTCGGTGAGCGTGTTGTAGAGCTTGCCCATGTCGGTCAGCGGGTTGACCGGACCCATCGTGGCCATAGCTTCCTTCTGCATCTCGCCGATCTGGCGCAGCATCATCATGCGCTCATTGTCGGTGCCACGCCCGAGGCCGACGTTGATGCTCACGTCCATCGTGGCGTCCCACCAGCGCGGGTCAATCGGCACAAACTCATTGCGGAGCCGAACCATGCGCGGCTGGTCCTGATGCTTGCACACGAGGCGCAGGATGCCACGGAACAGGTCGCGCATACCCGTCTCGGCGAAGATGCGGGCGATCATCTCAATGTGCTGCGCGGCGGCGTTGACGGTCGCATTGACGGCGGAGGCAGTCGACGATTGCAGGGCGTCAGCGTCCAAGCCCGCAGCGGCCTTCGAGATGCCGGTGCGCGACTGCTTGGTCTCGTCCATGTATTGAAGCACGGGGAACGCCTGCTGACCGACAAACGGCATGGCAATCGGCTGCACCTGACCGGCGGAGCGCTGGCGGATGATGCCACCGACCTCGGTGTTCATCACGTCTTGCAGGTTGACCTGACCCTCGGTGATCGCAATGCGGGGGTGGATCGCCATCGCCAAGCTGTCGAGGGTGTTCCGCATGATAACGGATTTGATGCGCTGGATGTCCATCACGACATCCGCCGACGAGATGCCGAAGAACTCGTGCGGCTCGGGATCGGGCGTGAACGACGCAAACGGCGCAAAGTCGCAAGCCTCGTCCATCAGTATCTTGTAGCCACCACCAGCCACGCAGACCTTGCGAAGCTCGGCAATGCCGTCGCCGTCACGGTCGACCCGTATATACGCCTCAATATACGTCACCTTCCGCATGGCGCTGTCTCTGCGGTCAGCGACGCGGCTGGTCAGCGCCGGATTGCGCGTGTAGCGCTCGACGTTCAGGTCCATCTTGTCGGTGTCGGAGGCAAGCCCCTCCACCTCGTCGGCGTCGTAGCCCATCGCGATCAGGTCGGACACGGTCACGACGCGGCGGTGGCCCACGAAGTCGGCGCTCTTGATGTTCTTGGCGCGGCGGTCGATGAGAAACTCCTCCGGCGGCACGGCCTCAACCTTCACGCGGCCATTGGAGCGGCGGTGGGTGGCGACGACATCGTGCAGGAGCGGCGGCTCCATGCCCATCATCGCCATTTCCTGCGTCTGCTCCATCGCGGGGTAGCTCTCGACGACATCCAGCGACACGTCTGGATCGGCGGAGAGCATAGCCAGAGCGGCATCGTCGAGGCCGGTCATCTCGGAGGTGCTGGTCTCAACGGCCTCGTCCCAGTAGAACTTGAGGATGCCGTTCTTGCGGATCAGCGCGTCCTTGAAGGCCGAGTGAAGCTCCAAGAATCCGTTATTGTCGCTGTGGAAGATGTAGTTAACGTATTCGGTCGCCTGCATGGCGGCGGGAACGTCCTCGGCGCTGCGGGGCGCAAACTCAACAGTCTTGTCGGACGACGTGAACACCCGCATGAGCGACGGCATGATGGCCTGCACGGTGTCGCGCACGTCCATGCTGACCACTTGGCTGCGGCCTTCCTCCTCGTCGCCGTATGGCTCGCCGCGGTAATATTCTGTCGCGCGAGCGCGAACTGGCGAAACAATGTTGTCGATGAAGTCGACTGCGTCGTCGATCTCGTTGCGGAGGATGCCTTGCAGCTTCTCGTCGCTCATCCACTCGGGGTTGATGAGTTCCTGCACCTCGTTGGTCAGTTCGCTTGTTTCGTATGCCATGTCGGCTCCTTGGAAGTCTTCTGTGACAGGGTTTCGGCGCGTCGCGCCTCTTCCTGAGCAATGCGCTCGGCCTCCTCCTCGGCCTGCCAAGGTCCGAGAGACCTGTGATTAGCGCCTACGATCTTCATTTCCACCCCGCTCCGGTGATATATCTCTGGAGTATACCCGCTTCTTCTGGCGACGGCATCCCCCCAGCCTCCCAAGTCCAGCTTGGCATCAGTCCAATCTTCTGGTCCGCAAAAACAGTGTCGCCAGTGTTGGCGGTTCTATTTGAAAGCCCGTATGGGCCAGAGTTGAGCCAGCTATTCTGGCCACGGGTCTCGCTCGTCATAGCACCGCGAGCCTCCGGCGAATACATACGTGAGTGTTCCAAGAATGCCCGCTCCTCGCCCTGACGGCGGAAGAACGGGTTTCCAGAGCCAAAATGCCCGAAAGCGTCGTGAACGGCGCGGAAGGCGTCATTGGCAACGGCGTCCTGCTTGTCGCCTATTCTTCCGACCCGCTTTAGCAATGGATTTGCGGCAGAGTCAAAGTAGTCTGACCCCGTGTCGGCTCCGTATCCGAAGTCAGTCGGGAAAACCCACAGGCGGCCATTCTCGACGAGGTCTTGATAGCCCAAGGCCGGTGACGCGGCGTATGGGTCTTGCATTCCCTCACGCAAAAACTTGAACTCGATGCCGCTGTCTTTTAGGGCATTGTATTGATCAACTGTCTCCTGAACCATTGCGTCGTATGCCCGACGCACTGCGGGGTTCGACGGATCGTTAGCCATCATGTCGTAGGCTGCGGCGATCATCCGCGCCCGCTCCTCGCTAAATGGCGGGTAGGCGTCAAAGCCCCGCGTATCCATGCCGCGATCTGCCATGTATTTGCGGGCGGCATTTTCGATCTCACTGATCGGGCGGGCCTCAAATTTCTCACCGCTCGGCATCTCAACGGCTGACGGCTTTCCTGCGGCAGATTTATACGCCGACGGCGCGGACAGGCGCTGCCCGACCATGTAGGTCTGCGCGGCCTGCTCGCCGATACTGGGACGCGACAGGACGCCACGCACGGCGCTGCGGCCCAGTGCGGCGGCGGGAATGGCGTCAATCAGGCCAAACGTCATGTCGCCAATCGTGTTGCTCATGTCAGCGCCACGAGCCGAAGCGTAAGCCGCATCTCCGGCGCGGATCAGGGACGGTATGATGCCAAAGTCGCCAATGGCCATAGGCCGATCCTCGGCGTTTGTTGGGCGGCCTATGGTGCGGTCGGCAAATTGAAGCCCCTCGCGCTGCAACGCCTGCTGCCACAGCCACTGGCCCAAGCTGAACGGCGGGGCTTGCCTGATCTCGGCTTTTGGCCCTGTAGGCTCTGACGCGGCGGCATAGCTATCCCAGAAGGCCCGCTCCTGATCTCGGGCGGTCCCGTAGTCTACGCCAAACCTGTTGAATCGAGGGTCCGCCACTTCTAGTAGCCCACAGACTTGAGGTATGTGTCGATCTCGGACATCGCGGGGTCAGCCTCCTGCGCCGAAGCAAGACCAGCGGACCCTGCAAGCCCGATCAGGCCAGCGCCGCCGCCAAGGATTGACCGGCGAGGTCCGCTGTATGTCGCCCAAGACGGCTGCAAGTAGCCTCCGAATTGCTGCGCTTGCTCGACGATCATCTTGCGGGCCTGATCGGCAGTGATCTGCCCCTGATCCTTCAAATCCCATATAGAACGCGCCGACGCCACAAATGGATGATTTCCACGGATGCTGGGCGGCATCAAAGCGCGAAGCTGCTCCCATGTTATGGATTGCATCTGACGCGGAAGCCATCCGCCAATGTCTTCTGCGGCGCGGGCTGTTGCGTCGGCGTAGAGTCCGTAAGCGGCGGTGCTTCCCGTTTCCGGCGCACCAGCGTTTGACCAAGGCATACCCGCCTTCGGTGCGGATTGCCCAGAAAGCCCGTGGCCGACCTCTGGGGCCGAGCTTCCGTATGGCATCAAGAGGCCACCTGCAATCTGGTGCGTGTCGGCTGTTACGTCAAACGGGCTTTGCGGCGAGTAGATGTTGTTGAAGAAGTTTCTGACCTTATGCTCAGAACCGAGGTAATCGGAAACGGCACCAAGCGAACCATCGCTCTCAAGGATAGATATGGCCTTGCCCATATTGTTGAAGCTCTGGTGGACAATCTTTCGCCTATCGCCAGAGCCAGATGTTGCGTAGTCCAGAATGTCGCCTTCTGGCGACACTTCCCTGTAGTCCCTGCCGTGCTTCGCCTCATCGTAGGCGCGTAGCCACATGGCCTTTTTCGCTGGAGTATCCATCGCTCCATACGACCAACCGCGAACCTCATTTTCAAATATGGGGTTCCGAGTCCACGCTGTTTCTCCCGCCTTGTCTGCTGCGCTTGTCAACGCAACAACGTCCATTTCTGGCGTCCACGGCATTTGAGCGTTTTGGTTTACCTCAGAAAATGACTTGATCAGACGTTCGCCAAGGCCGACGTTCTGATACCAGTCCTTTTGCGGAGACAAAACAGCAAGAACCCCTGACGTTTTCTCCGGCGTTGTCCCAAACCTATCGGCAAGCTCATTGGCGATCCGGTTCGCGCCGTCATACCACTTGGCACTCTCCTCGGTGATGCCCGACTTATCAGCAAGTTCATACAAGCTGATGATGTTGCCCTTCATGTGTTCAGTGATATTTTCGGCGGTTTGCGCTGGGTCTTCCGAAAGAAGACCCTTCATGCCGGAATATGTCCGCGTCATCATCTCAAGATTCTGAGGTGCAGACGGGTTCCGAAGCATTGTCTGCGTGTCGGCGACTAGGCCACCAAGTGCGGGGTCTTCCAGCCCTCTCGTTGGCAAGCGCGTCGAAACGCGAGCAAAATCCGTCGGAAGAAGGCCGGTTAGTTTTGATCCAAAGCTCAGAAGTCCCATAGTGATCCCCTAGAACGTGTATGTGCCGACTGCGGGGTAGCCGTAGCCACCACCGCCCGTGCCGGTGCCGCGAATGTTGCCAGAATACGGGGGCAGAGGGTTGTGGACCCACGGCAGGCCGCCTGTCGGGATGACAACTGGAAGCCTACTCGCAGTTGTCGCGCGGGTGTAGTCAGGCCCAGTCATGTAGCTGTCATAGATACCGCCGACAAGCGGGAAGCTCGGGCCGCCCATAGATAGCGGAGACGTGAACATCCCTCTGGGCGCTGTTGGCATATTGACCGGCGAACCCCAGTCGCCCATCGCAACGGGGCGGGGAGGGATGTTGACGGGTGCGCCCCAGTCGCCCATCGCCACGGGGCGGGGCCGAGCCTGCGGGCGGATAGACGCAGCGGGCGCTGCGGGCGCCGCAGCCCGCGTCGGACGCGCCATAGGCCGAGCCGCTGCGAGCCGCTCCTGATAGCCCAGAGGGCGGAAGCCGAGGGCGTTGGCGAGGTCCGCGAGCATACCGCCCTCAAAGCGCTGACCGGCACGGCCACGGCCACCGCCGTCGAGCATATCGCGTAGGGCGCTGACGCGCTGGTCGCCCTCGCCGTAGCCCCAGCCGCCACGCTGGCCGCCCTCACGCCGGTCGAGGATGTTGCCAACCATCGCGGCGGGTCCGCCACGAGTGGGCTGCTCGGTGTAGGCGCGGGACTGGCGATACTGCGCCTCGCGCCCTGCGCCCTGCGTGCGGCCCAGAGTGGCTGCGGTGCGGTCATAGTAGCTAGCGTCGCGATCCTTGAGGCCAAGCCCCATCGCCAAGTCGCTGAATAGCCCCATGCTGATCCCCTAATTGCTTGCCAACACAATAGCAGGCCCGAGCAGACAAAAAAAGGCCGCTGGGCATGGCGAGGAGAGGTCGCAGCCCAGCGGCCAGTTTCCTCAACGCACACAGGCAGCGAGCGGAGGAGCGCGAGGGAGGATCGCGCACCGCAAACATACGAAAATTGCGGCCAGCGGTAAAGGCTCAAAAAAACTGCTCCAGAGACCGTTGACATTTCCCCACCACTCCTTTACGCCGTGAGGCGTAAGGGTGGTGGGGAAAGTGGTCTTCCGCACTGGTGGTGGGTCACACCACGCCCCTGATCCCCCGCTTCAATGGCTTCGCCCACCCGCCCGCAGCAGAAACGCCATACGCCATCGT